CCACCCACTCCGGCACGATGACCGCCGGAAAGTCGGTCTTTTTAAAGGTGATCGGGTCAACGAAGGTGCCCGCCACCTGGTTGATTTTGTCGCTGCTCGATGGCTCAGGCAGCAACTCCAGATCGCCGACCAGCTGATGGGGGCGCAGCTCGTCACTGGCGGGGCCATAGTAGGCACCTGCCAGGATGCCGAACTTGCCGCCGATATATGTCGGCTGACCGCAGCAGGCCATGTGCATGGCTTCCAGCACCTTGGCGCGTGGCTCGGTCAGGTCGAACTCAGCGTTGATGGCATAACGCGGCTCGACCTTGCCATCGGCGACCGTGACTATCTCGTCACAGATATTGGCGGCAACGATAAACTCCTCGATGCGGATCTCGTCATCGGGCACCTGCAACCAGCTGCGATAGTAGTCGAGGATCACCAGGGCGGGGTTATCGCTCCACTTCCACTTGTTATCGCGGGGATCCCAGACCTCCTTGCCGAACTTCTCGACCTTGATATTTGGCAGACCGGCGGGGAACTTCTCGGCGTTAAACTTGAGCGAGAGGCGCAACCAGGTGATGCCCTGGCCGATCATGTCCTCCTTCCAGTCGGCGCACTTCTCCAGCATATAGGGGTCACAGGTCTGGCGGTCGGCATGCAGCTCCCAGCTGACCAGATCGCCATAGGTGCCTACCAGATCATCGCCGAGCCAGAGGTCGCCGATGCGGGTCAGCTTGGTGCCAGCCAGCACCAGGGCGAGGTGCAGCCACTCCCCTTCATCCTGTTCCCCGGCCTGTTCGGCAGCGAACGACAGCAACCCGGACGAGATCACACGGCCATAGACACAAGTCTTGTCGCTGGCGGCCGCCCGCAATACCTGGCTGCGCTCGCTGGCGCTGCGGTAATCGCCAAGGCTCGGCTTTTTCATGGTGAGCATCATGGTGGCGCTCATCACTGCCGAACCGATGGCGATCGCCATGCCCACCGTGACAGCCGTCACGGCAGCATAAGCGCCCGCGCCAGCAGCGACACCAGCGATAAGAGGGACGGCAGCAGCGGGCATTATTCAACTCTCCAGGCAATGAGGGGGACTTGATCCGGGATGGGGCGGGCGCCTTGCTCTGTCATGGCCCAGACTTGGCCAGCCCACATGACCCCGGCGGTGATCCCGTTTGGGCCATCAAACACCAGGGCATCGCCGCGCTGGGCCATGGCAATTGGTACACGGACAAACAGCGCATCGAGGGCGGCCTCAATGCTGCCGTGGGTCTTGGCAAGCACCCGCTTGGCGCCGATCTCGGTGGTATAGCGCCCCCGGTACCGGGCAGCGGGATCCTTGTCGCACGCGGCAAGGCACACGTCAGCGACAAACAGGCAGCAATCATTTTCACCCCAACAAAAAGGCCGCTCGCTGGCGGTCTGAATGGTCTGGATGATGCGGAGTTGCCAATCTGGGTGGCGCATGATTAGTCCTTGTAAATAAACCCAGGCGCGTCCTTCTTACTGCCCCAGTAGATGGAGCGGTCGGCCATCTCGTTCTGGTAGCGAAAGAAGCGGTCATCGGGGTGCAACCGGCGGTGACTCTCGTCGGTGTTGCGCATGTTCAGCCCCTTCTGCCAATCCTCGAAGATATTGGAGATGGTGAGCTGAATGGTGTTGGTCTTGCCCGCCTTGACGGGGGTCTGGGCGATGCGCCCCTTGAACTGCAGGCAGGCTTTGAGCGGCACCTCGGCGGGGCCGATCACCACCAGATAGAGCCAGGCCATTCGGTCAACGATGCGCTCGCGCATCACCTCGGCCAGCATGCTGTCATCGAGCCCGGAGAGGCTGACGTTGAGCTTGGTTGGCGAGGTGGACAGCTGCTCTTTCTGGGGGCTGACCGCCCCCATCGAGCCCACGCCGTAATAGGTCTCGCCGCCGATCACCAGCTCACCGAGACCGGAGTGAATGCGGCTGATGCCGCTCACCAGATCCAGCTTGAGCGCGTAGAGCGCCGACACATGGGGCTGGTTAAGGGCGGCCATCACCTCGGGATCAAGGCCGACAATCATGGATAGAATGCCTCCGTGAACGAGAGTGATACATCGGTGAACACACCGGGCACCCGGTTAAAGGTGGCGGCCTTGTCATCCTTGATGCGAAACACGCCACAGGGCCGGTCAACAACCAGCGGGGTGCCGGATGGATGATTGGCCCGCAGCATGGGGGCCACCCTGATCAGGGCGGCCCCGCTCAAATCAGAGGTGACATCTGCGATCACCCGCTTTAACTCATCCCCCACCTGCACCCAGTCTCCAAGGCGCAGCACCAGGGTGTTTGGCGCCCAGCCGCGACTGGTCAAACTGGTTCGCATGGCCAGCGCCTCGGTCACGATCGGGGCACCATGCACCGGCTGGGGAGATCCGACCAGACGGGCGGCGAAATCCCACATCCTGACCCTACCGCGCTGACCGTCTAGCGAGAAGATCAGCGCCTCAAGACGGCGGGCCTTGTCGGCTGGCAGGTTTCTGAACGTCACCTGCATCACCACCTTCGCCCCCGGCGAGTCGGCGGTTTGCACCGACCCCGTCCATGGGGATTCAAACGTCCTGGTCATGGTCTCAAGACCCAACCCCATGTCGCTCGGGATCAGGTCTACCGGCCAATCAATTACCTCTGACATAGCGATATCACCCTAATACTCTGCGAATTTGGCCGTAGTTCGAGACATCCTCGACCACCATCTGATATGCCCGCTTGGCCCCGGCCTCGGCGCCTTGCTCTGCTGCCGAGCGCATCGCATTGGCCAGCGCCTCATCACCGGAACCGGTGACGCTGATATGCTGGATAATCGTCACCCCCTCACCCGACTGGCCGCGCCCGGCGGCACGGTCAAGAATGGCGGCGGACTCGCGGCGGCTGGTCACATTGGCAGGGCCACGAACCAGGGTGCCGTTGACGAACTCATCACCGAGCTCAGACACGATGCCGAACTGGTTGGCCGGAATATAGCCGCCCTTGTCGAACATGCCAGCAAGGGTCTGGCCTGCCACCACGCCGATAGAGGCATAACCCAACGCCTTGACGCTGGCCGCTAACGGAATGCTGTACGGTGCCGGAACGGCCCCCAGAGCCTTCGTGGCCGCATCTTCTGTTGCCACGATCATCGACGGAATCGCCGCCGCTTTCTGCGCTGCAAACAGCACTTTATAGAGGGCGGATTGCTCCATACCCGCCTGCTGCATCGCCGAGGTGGTGATGCTCATCTGCTGCTGGGTGAAGCTCAGTAGTTCCGCCGCCACCGCCGACTGATACTCACGCTGTTTGTTGACCCGATCGTTTTCGATTTGCAGCAGTCGGGCCTGATGATCCTGCTCCAGCAGCTCGCGAGCACCGTAACGCTCCATCTGCAACTGCATCTGCAAGTCGTGGTTGCCAGCGGCGGCATCATAGGCGCTGGCGTATTGCTGTTGCAGTCGAGCCTGGGCATCTTGCCAACGGCTCGCCTCCTCGATAATGGAGGCGCCATAGGCTTCCTGAGCTTGAACTGCACGGGCGTCATACCAGCGCTGGTCTACCCCGGCGAGGTCAGCATTGCTGTTCTCAAGCAACGCCTGGCGCTTGGACAGCTCGCGGGCGATCTGTGCGGTTTCCTCACGGAAGGAATCGACGGCGGCATAATTGGCGGCCTTGGCTTTCTTCGAAGCCTTGGGGGCATCCGGGATCGCCACCACCCCGACCGGGCGGCCAGCACCAGGCGCAGGCAAGGGCGCCTCGCCATCACCTGCCGTTGTGGCTTCGGCAATCTTCTGGCGGAGCAACCCGAGGTTCTTGAAATAACCATCCCAGCCGTTGCCCTCTCCGACGCTCTGAAACGACTTAACCCGCTCCTCCGCCTGGGCAAGCGCCTCACTCATCTGGGCCAGATGATTGAAGGCGTGCTCACCAACCGAGCCATCCGCATTGGCAACTTCACTGAATGCGTTTTTGGCCTCGTTGTAATCGGCTCGGGCCGCGAACAGGTCGGCACGGGCCTTGAGGTAAGGCGCCCGCATCGACTTGTTCAACAGGGGCTCTATCTTGTTGATGGTCTGATCAACCCACTGCATCAGCGCTTGCAGTGCGCGGCTGGCCTGCTCCACGCCATCAATCACGTAGAGCGCGATCCCCTTGCCCAACTCGGCAAAGCCGCCCTTGGCCTCGGCACTGTCGGTGATCCAGGTTCTGATCAGGCGGGAGCCCTCCGCCACGGCCGGAGCCATGCTGGCCTTGACCTGTTGCCAGAGAGCCCCTATCACCGACACCAGCCGATCCAGTTCGAGACGGGCATCGCGCACGGCGGCGAACTGGCCACCGGTGAGCGCCATTCCCATCGCCTCGATGCTGTCGGCAAAAGTCAGCAGCTCCCCGTTGCGGGTGTAGAGGGTATCGAACAACTCGGCGGCGGCGTCGTTCAGCTCGTCGAGCCAGAATCGCGCATCGCTGGCGCTCATCTTCTGCAGCTCGGCGGTGAAGCGGCGCAGTTGCTCGTCCGGCGAGAGGGCCGCCCAAGACTGCGCCGACTGGCCGATCTGCTTGAAGAAGTCCGCCATGGGGCCGCCACCGGTCTTGGCGGCGTCGGCGATCTTGACGTTGAGATCTTTGATCACATCCGCCAGCCGCTCACTACTGGAGCCCGCCCACTCTGCGGCCTGGGCGTAGGCATGCCACTGCTGCGCGGCAATGCCCACATTGCGGCCGAGCTGGGCAGTCTGGTCCAGCGAACTGTACGCGGCCTTGATGCCCGCGAGGGCAGCCCCCGAGCCGAGGGCAATCAGCGCACTGCGCAGGCTGAATATCTGCGCGATCGTGGCCTGCACACCACCGGCCACCGCCTTGGCACCGGTGACGATGCTGCCGCCAAAGCTGGTGAAGTCGTCTCGGGAACGTTTCAGCTCGCTGCGAAACTGTGCAGCATTGAGCCCCAGGGTGGTGACCAGGGAACGAAGTACGGCCATGGGGGCTCCTTACCCAAGCAGCGCCTTGACGGCAAGCCTGGACTCTTCTGGTGTGATGGTGTTGGGGTCTTTCGGGGTGGGGTGCAGACGTTCGTGCTCAAGCCAATACCACGCCAGCCAGGTATTCAATTCGGAGACCGGCAGGGCCCTGATCTCCGTGATGCTCTTGTGCAGATCCAGCGCCAGGCGGATCACCAACTTCATGGTGTCGCTGGCGCTTATTCGTTTTTTTCCTGCTCCAGCGCCTTCTCGCCCACGTGGTTGAGGCGCTTGGCCACCGGCAGCAGCCGGTCAACCAGGGACATAGGCATGGCGTCCATCAACTGCGGCACATCATCCTGGGTAGCCAGCGGGTCTCCATCCTCGTTGACCATACAGGCCACGAGCAGGGAGACCATCCACTGGAACGGGTTGTCGATCAGGGGGTGGCCGGTGAGTTGGTCAAAGTTGCGCTGCTGGTAATCCTGCAAACCAGCGACGGACATCTCACGCACGATGATCTCCATGTCGTCCCCAAACTCGGGAGCCGGGACGCGCTCATGCCGATAGGCCAGCTTGTTGAGCAGGGCCAGCGCCGTGACGGTGGTACTCTTGGGTTTCTTCGCTGTCATGTTCGATTACGCTCCCACCTTCTTGCCCCAGGTCACCTGACCGTTCTGCTTGCAGGGCACCACCCAGTCGATGGTTTTATCACCGCCGGTCTCGTCGCGCATATAGCCCAGCAGCACCACCTCGTATTCGGCGGTCACGCCATCCGGCCACTCGTGCTGAATGATGACGATCTTGCGGGCCCGAGCGGCGGCGAAGAATGCCTCCTGCCCCAGGTCACCATCGTAGGCTTTGCCTTTGATCTCTTTGTCAGGGCCATCGAACAGGCCGGCGATATAGCGTTTGGAAGTGTCCTCCAGAGTGGTTTGCTCCAGAGTCGGAGTCTTCTCGCCGACCTGGCCGATGGAGATGGTGCCAGGCACCTG